CAACATCAACTATACGGTAGTCTCTAGTCCTCAGACGCTCTCTAACTCGCAGAATATCGCAGCCGACACTTCGGGAGGTAGCTTCACGCTCACTTTGCCCGCAAGCCCGAATGCAGGTGATTCCATTGATATCTTCGACTACTCGGAGACCTTCGACACTAATCCACTGACCATCGCCCGAAACGGACAAAGAATCGAAAGTCTGGAAGAAAACCTCGTCTGCAACGTCGAAGGAGCCTACTTCACGATGATCTATACAGGATCTACCCGTGGATGGCAAATCCTTCCTCGCTACGGAACCTCTGGAGGAGGAGGAGAGTCTATCCTTACTAATCAAGGCGACACCCTCTATCGCGGGGCGCTAGTCAACGAGAGGCTTCCTATCGGAACGGCAGGGCAAGTCCTAAAGGTAAATAGCGGAGCCACCGCACCAGAGTGGGGAACCATCTCTACGGCACCTAGCGGCCCCGCAGGAGGAGATCTTACAGGAACCTACCCAAATCCCACCCTAACTACTTCAGGGGTAAGCGCGGGAACCTACACCAAAGTCACCGTTGATGCGAAGGGGCGGGCTACTGTCGGAGCTTCCGCCACAAAGTCTGATGTTGGACTCGGTAATGTCGATGACACAAGTGATGCCTCAAAACCCGTCTCAACAGCTACCCAGACCGCACTAAATCTAAAGGCTAATCTAGACTCCCCCGCGCTCACTGGAACCCCGACAGCACCTACCGCTGCTGCTGGAACTGACACCACCCAGATTGCTACTACGGCATTTACACTGGCCAATCGCGGAGACCGCTATCTCACAACTTCCACAACCTCCCATTCACTAACCACTGGATCTAAGACGTTCACCGTCCAATCAGGACTCAGCTACACCCCGACACAGGACGTTACCATTGTATACGATGCAGATCGACACATGCATGCTTTTGTTACCAGCTACTCTGGAACGTCATTGGTGGTTAATGTCGATACCGTAGAAGGTAGTGGCGGGCCATTTACAGCTTGGACAATCAATGTGGGTGGACTTTTGACGGCGCAAGGGGCGCTTCTAGAGGTTAACAATCTCAGTGATGTCAGCAACCCCGCAACCGCACTAACTAATATCGGAGGTGTGCCAACAAGTAGAACCATCAGCGCAGGAACGGGGCTCACAGGTGGAGGAGATCTTACGGCCAATCGCACACTGGCTGTTAGCTACGGAACCACCTCTGGAACTGCCTGTCAGGGTAATGATGCCCGCCTAAGTGACGCAAGAACACCTCTTTCCCACACCCACGGCAACCTAACCAACGCGGGAGCCATCGGCACCACCGCCAACCTCCCGCTCAAAACAGGCACCAACGGCGTAGTCGAGGCGGGTTCTTTCGGCACGGCGGCAGGGAGCTTTTGCGAGGGGAACGATGCGCGGTTGAGTGATGCGAGGACACCGAGCTCAACACTGGCTCATGCCGCCAGCCATGCGGCGGGCGTCAAGGCCAGTTTCACAGGCCAAGTCGCAGGGATGTCCACGCCCGTTCTTGTTCGCGCAAACGCCGCTGGAACCGCAGGCAACAGCATCACGCTTACATTTAATGGCTCTCAGTCGATAATTAACCGCCTGTCTGCGTGGAACTCGGCCAATCCCTCCAATCAAGCTACTTTGATTTGGGGCGATGGGTCGCAGGCTCCCCAAAACGGCGCGGGCTTCACGCTTTCGGGCGGGGTTGCGGGCGGATCAGACCCAATTCCGTCTTTTTCTCAACTCGCTGTTAATGATGGCAATGGTGTTTCATTAGTTTCGCTAAACGGCGCATCAAGCGATATCATTGAATTTGAATCACAAGAGCTAACATTTCAACATACTGGCGGCAGTGATACTCCCTACATTTCCGTTACGGACGAAAGCAACAATGAAGCGTTGCTTGGTCTTCGCCAAGGCGAAATGTTTTTGCAGGGCAGTAATCCAATAGTGCGGATTGAGCAAGGCGGTGGAGGCTTGGCCGACATTAAGATACGGAACGTCATTTTTGAAGATTCTGACAGCCAAATTGGAGCCACCTTTGAAAGTCGAAGCAATCTAAGTGATAACCGAATTTATGATCTTCCAGACTCCAGCGGGACTTTAATTCTGGGCGCGGGCAAGGCGCGCTTTAGTGGTCAGGTTGCAGGCATGAGCGAGGATGTGCTTATTGTTGCCACCACCGCAGGAACTGGGGGCAATAGCATTTCGCTGACGTTCGATGGCGTTGACGATATAGATACCGTTGTCTCTGCATGGAACACCGCTAACCCGTCCAACACCGCCACTATTCTTTTGGGGGAAAGCTCACAAGTTCCCGACAACGGCGAAGAGATCCAGCTTCAGGGCGCAACAAGTGGAGACCCTCGCCTCAGTGACGCAAGGACACCAACAAGCCACACCCACGTTGTCGCAGACGTAACAGGCGCAGCCGCCAGCGGCTCCATAACAACCAGCGGCCTCACCCAAGCCACCGCCCGCATCCTCGGAAGGACAACGGCCAGCACAGGTGCCGTCGAGGAGATAACAATCGGATCGGGCCTTTCGCTTTCGGCGGGGGAGCTGTCGGCTACGGGATCGGGCGGCATCTCCGCAGTCGGCGCATCCACAGCCGATGTCTTGAGCGTGTCGGGGTCTGATCTGGTTGCCGATGACCCGAACGCTGACCGCATTGTTTTCTGGGACGATTCGGAATCAAAACTGCGCTATCTGGAGGCAGGCACGGGGCTGTCGATTTCGGGCACGGCCTTGACGGCCACGGCCACAGGCACCATCGGCGGCAGCACAGGCTCCACCGACAATTCTATTTTGCGGAGTGACGGCACGGGGGGCAGCACGTTGCAGGCCAGCGGCCTCGTCATTGAAGATGTCGCTTCACTGTTTTCGACCGTAACAGGCGATGCTTCTACGGACACAATTACGGTCACGGGTCACACCTTTACCAACAATCTGCCCATTCGTTTTCCAACGCTTACAGGAGGCAGCGGTTTATTTACAACAGTAACTTATTTTGTAAGAGATGTGTCGGGCGACACCTTTAAGATCGCATCAACAAGCGGAGGCGCTGCGATCAATTTCACAACCAATATTACAGCGGGCAGTGCCGTTGCCGTTCAGCAAAATGCGGCCTTGGTAAATAATGCAAGCGATACAAATTCCGCTCTTGTCGTAACGCCCAAAGGGAATGGCGCGTTTATTGTCGGGCCGCGCCCAGATGGAGGCAACTCTGGCGGAAACCCGCGAGGAGATTTTGCAATTTGCATGACTTATGGGCGCAGCAACGCTGCTAATGTCGCAAGTGGTCTTCACGGAGTAGCAATCGGAACCAACGCAAACGCGGTTGCGGCTTATGCCGTTGGGATTGGATCAAGCCAATCTTCCACGGGCTCACAGTCGGTCGCCATTGGATCATTCGGAGGCGCATCAGGCGCGGGGTCAATTTGCATAGGAGGCTCAGGCAGCGCGAGCGCCACCAATGCCGTTGCAATAGGGCAAAGCATTACTTCCTCAATACGGGCGCAATTCGCCACACTTCCATTCAATTCAGTGTATTGGGGCGGCCAAACCACCAACGCCACCCCCACCGTCCTCAACTTAGACGCCACCGCCACCAACCGTTTCACCATCGCCGCCAACACCGCCTTGGCCGTGGACATTCACCTCGTCGCCCGCCGCAGCGACACCGCCGACAAATGGCTCGTCGCCCGCCGCTTCCTCGGCATCCGCAGGGATGGCAGTAACAACACCAGCCTTATCGGGACGGTGCAAGATTACGGACACGATCAATCCGCAGGCTCGCCATCGTGGACGTTTGCGCTGACGGCCGACGATACCAACGAAGCCTTGCAACTGGAAGTCACGGGCGCGGCCTCCGAAACCGTTCAATGGCGGGCCACAGCAATCTATCGCGTTGCTTAATATGAACACCGAAACCATCTACAACGTCCTCCTCGACCAGCCTCGCCAGATCGACGGCAAGACATGGCACGGCCTGTCTTATCAGCTAACCCGCGACGAGAGCGGCAAGATCGAAGTGCGCGAGCATGGCTGGCCTACGAAGCTGACGCTGTGGGAAGCGAACGGCCCCGAACTCGACACGTTGGACGAGGCTACGGTCAAGGCGATGATCGAAGCGGCGTTGCCTGTGGATGAGGGCTATGTGATTCCGCCGCCGCCAACTCCGTATGTGGAGACGTTCACGGCAGAACAAGTAGTCGCCAAGTATTTCTCGGCCTACCAAATCGCCGCCCTGCAACGCCTTGAAATGGCCCTGCTCCAAGCAGGCAAGCCCCTCGGCGCGAAGATGACGGCCTGCAAGCAATGGTTGGAAACCGTCATGCTTTCATGGGCCGCATCCCCGACACCCGCACCAGCGGAGTCTTTCGGCCAGCCGCAGGCGAGCTTTGCGGAGGCTTCGTCTGAGGCCGTCACCGACCTCGCCAGCCCGAACCCCGAAACATAATAGTCGCCTCCAACCCCGAATCCAGATATACTAAATAGTCAATGGCCTCCCTCTCCGCATATTACCCATTACCAGTAGTAGCTGGCACTACCGCAGGAACATATGCGGAAGGAGATGATAGCCGTATTGTCGGGGCATTGCCAGCAGCTACAGCAGGAACTGGTAGTGTTTTGGCTTCGGGGTCGAATACTGCGAGGACGCTATCAGCTAGGTTTGCCGAAAGGGTAAACGTATTGGACTTTGGGGCAGATCCTACTGGAACGAATGATTCTACAACAGCCATTGCTTCCGCTGCCGCCGCGTTACCCAGTGGTGGTGTTATTTACTTTCCTGCTGGCACATATTTAAAAGATGCCAACCAGACAGGATTTACCAATATATCTTTTGAGGGCGAACACCGAACACGATCAATTATTAGGGCTAGAGTTCAAGCTACAACGACCAGCACTCTTCTTACCAGCACTGGAAACAACCTCTCATGCTCCAATCTTACCTTGGATTGCAATTGGCAAAATCTTCGGGAACATGGAAAAAAAATAGGTGCTATTACTTTGATTGGCGACAATTGTAGCGTTGTCGGATGTCGAATAATTAATTTTGGCGGATGCGCGGAAGCTCTTCAGGAATCATTTCCGCTAGTTATTTCTGGCATGAATGCCATTATCCGAGATAATGTTTCCGAGCAGCCAGTTGTTGGTATTGGCGCGGTATTTACAGGAAGCATTAGCGGAACAACTTTAACCGTCACCAACATTTCGGCTGGAACAATTGGAGTTAATATTATTGGACAAACGCTTTTGAGTAGTGGGACAATTGTTTCAGAAACAAGGATTACGGCTCAACTGACGGGAAATACTGGCGGCGTTGGCACATACACAGTAAACAATTCACAAAACCAATCTTCCGCCACGATTCGGCAACTTGAGCAGGGGACATACGCTACCCATATCAATCTTTTTGGAACAGTTAATCAGCAGCCTCGCGCACTAACGTCCTCAGACGCAAGTGGGAACACACTAAGTGTTGGTTTTTCATTTTTCAACAACGGAGACAAGGTGTTGTTCAATAGCTTAACTGGCGGATCTCCTTTGGCCACAGAAACAGAATATTACGTTGTCAATTCTGTCGGAAGCAATTTTCAACTGGCCTCAACTCCAAACGGAACTCCGATTGATTTTGCCTCAATAAGTGCTGGTGTCCTTGGAAAGATAAATTATGGTGGAGTTGGATGGATTATTAATAACTTTATTAAAGGGGCTTACGTCGAAGGAACTGCAACAAACTTTGGACAAGCAAATCAATTTTATGAGGGAAGCATGGGGATTATTGCAGGAGGAACCTTTGATACTCTTTACGTTCAAAACAACCATATAACAAATATTGGGTCTGGATTTAATGGAGATTCTTGGAACAATGGATGTATTTTAATAGATGGAAATTATTTTAGAAACTGTCAAAGGTGTATAAATATTACATTTGGTGCGGGCGGAGGAGAGGGAAGTCTTGGTGTAAGGCGCAGGGTTGAATCACTGCGCGTTACAAATAATGTTTTTCGTGTTTCTTCAAATGCGCTTATTGGCGGATGTGCTGGAAGGTTTACTTTTGTGGATAATGTCCATATTTCTGGAAATTATCTTGATACTTATGACGGAACATCAGGGTCAGAGTTGGCGTGGTTTGTTTCTGATGCAAAACAGACGGTTTTTAAAGATAACGTAATTCACACAAATATAACATTTAGTGGCAATGAATTTGGTGCAAATGTTGATTCGTGGGTTTCTGAAAGCAATACAGATCAGAACGGAATACAAAGATATGAATACTGTCAGAACGCAAGATCTTGCACTGTTCGCGGAAACAAGTCTGTTTTGTTGAATGGGCTTGAGTTGACAAGAGCTTTGTTAGCCGCAAAAGGAGCAAGTCCAAACTATGCTGCAAAATCTGCAACAAATAAATTCACAGTATACATTGATGCTGGAGAATATGATATTTCTGCTGGAACAAGTAATACCGAAGAAGATGTTGCTGGAAATTTTAACGGCGCAGATGGCGTTGACATTGTAGGACTTTGTTCTCCATATAGTGTTCGCATAAAAAATTCTCAATCTTACACAATAAATGTTTCAGCAAATTCAAATTATATAACTTTAAAAAATTTAACTATTGTTGGTGCAGATGGGCGCGTTGCTTTACAACAATCTAGCGGAACTGGAATTGTTTTTGAAAATGTTGTTTTTGACAAAGAAGGAACTGGAACAATTGTGGCAAGTGGATCTTGGCAACATAAAGCAAAATTTATAAGATGTTCTTCTCAATATCCATTTTATGGCGCGAACGGACAGGGTATATTTGGCGGGGAGTGTTATGAATGTCAATGGCTAGGAGGATTTAGTTCTCAAGGTCTTACTGGAACTAGCGCCATATTCAAAGATACGACCATTGTTGGAAGATTGTTTGATTTGACGCCAGCCCCAGATGTCACTATTGAAAATTGCCGCATTTATGCGCCATCTGGAACGGCAAATCAAAATATTTTTCTTGTTTCAAATTGTCTTGTTGCAAACACAATATTCAAAAATACAAGGTTAGAATTTTCTGGATCTAATAATGAAGTTTATAATTGCACTTTAAACGTTGGTGATCCATTACAATCAACTTGCATCGCTGAACAATCTGGACAAACCGCCGCAGTCAAAATATACAATGTTGGATCAAACAAATCAGTTGACACAAATTTGACGATTACCTCGCTGGATCAATACAACTTAACAAATGTGCTTTCGGGATCAGGCGCACCCAGCGCAACTGCACCCAATGGATCTATTTATCTTAGAACTGATGGAGATGCTTCTAGCACAGTATATGTGAGGGCGGGAAATGTTTGGAGGCCACTTGGAGCTTATGAACCTTAAAAATACACTTCTAGCATTGCTGGCGATGTCTTACTCGCTTTGCGGGCAGACGATCACCACAAATACCAATGACTTGACAGTTCCTTGGTCTACTTCATTTTCGGGATTTCAAGGCACAACCAATGCGAGCAAGGCGTTTCGCGTGACGGCGTCTAATCTCACGACCAATATCACTGTTACTCTTTTGGATTCCACGAACTGGCAGGTATCCACTAATAACACCGCATTCACAAATACTCTGTCCATGGCGAGCAATTCTTCCAACGCCCTTTTGTGGGTGAGGATGAGCGGATCAAATGTTGGAACATTCACTAATACAGTTACGCTTACGAGCGATGGCGCTAACACTAATACCACAACAATTACTGGAACGGTGGTCGCTTCGTTGGCTTCGGTCATGTATGATAAAGCCACGGCGCTTATTATCCGCCCGACAAATTTGGGGCTAAATACCAACATTACTTTTGTTGACGCCGCAACCAACACCAATACAGTATCCATCTCCAATGGTATTATTACTGGCTGGACACAATAGACTTAACACCTTACACTTTCTACTTTAATGGCAACAGGCAACGCAGAACTAGAAAATCTACCCGAAAGTGGTAGTCCTCCGAAAAAACGCATCAAATCATCTGATAGCCTTGTGGCAATCGCCAACAAGTATATCGAACAAGATGAGGATGCGGCATATCTTCGGGCGCGGGCGCAAGCTTTGGTCAATGGCGAAGCCCCCTATGATGCCGAAGAACTAAAAAGCAAGGGGTTAACCCATGTGGTCAACGCCAACTTCGGGGAGGCAAATGCCATTATGGAAGCCGCCTTGGCCCCGTATATCGAACTCCAGAACGGGGTGCCTCGCATTGCCAACGTCATCATGGAATCCTATCAGGGAGACTCCAATGAGGACTCCGAGATTATCTCTGAAGAGTTTGATTGGATGCTAAAGGAGTGGAGCGACCATGCCTATAATATGCAGCTTCTTTCCCGCGAGTTTGTGGGTGACGGGGTCGGGGTCGCTATGTGGCCCGATGAACGCTCTATCTTCTGGGAGCCTTGCGGGCTCAAAGACTTCAAAGTAGCCCGCGATACCAAGGTATCAGATGAGTCTATTGAAGTAGCTATCGTCCAACGCTCCATGAGCGTGAGTGAACTTTACCGCTATATCCGTAATCCCAAAGCCGCGAAAGAACTGGGCTGGAATCTCAATGCAGTTAAACAGGCAATCTGGAAGGCTTCGACCAAGCGGGATCAGTGGAAAAATTACACCGCACATTGGGAGGACTTTGAGCGCGAAATCAAGGAAAACGACCTCTATGCTGGAGAATCAGCTTACCACCGCGCCCAGCTAATCTATGGCTACAACCGCGAATTCGATGGCAAGTTCACCCAACTTATCGGCTCCCGCGACTCTTCGGACTTCCTCTACGAGCGTTATTCCCGCTACGGAAACGTTAACCAGTGCTTTGTCATCTTCACTTATGGAGTCGGGCAAGGAACATTCCACACGATTCGCGGACTAAAGCAAAAGATCTACAACCAGATCCAGATTTCCAACAGGGTTCTGTGTCAGTCGGCCCAAGCCGCCATTACCTCTGGGTTGATCCAGTTGCAGGGTGACGCCGAAGCCATTCAAGACTTTCAATACATTGAGGTCGGGCCTTATACGTTCATCCCTAGTGGACTAACCCCGATCCAGCTTCAGCCTCCGTCGATTGCCACTCAGGGTCTCCCAGTTTACAACTTGATGAGCCAAGTGTTGCAAAATAACACTGGTAGCTATCGCTCGCGTCAGGCTACTCCCGATGGCCAAGCCCGCTCTGCAACAGAAGTTGTCCAGCAAGCCCGCCAAGAATCCACGCTCAACGCCGCAGCACTGGAACTCTTCTACACTCCTTACAACAAGCTTCTGACAGAACAATACCGCAGGGCGGTCAATCCTCTCCTTACAGCCAACGACAAGGGCGGGCAGCTTGCCCTTGAATTCCGCCGCCGCTGTGCGCGTCGAGGAGTTTCTATTGAGCGTATGCGCCAGTTCCTTAAGGTCACAGCATTCCGCGCCATGGGTGACGGAAGTCCCGTAATGACAGAAATGGCGAGCAAGCAACTCATGGAGCTTTATTCCTTGATGGACGAGAAGGGCAAAGAAAACACCCTACGTTCCGTCATTGCGGGCATCTCTGGTGTGGGCTGGCAGAAGGTTAACCTCTTTGTTTCCGACAAAGGCCCGCGCCGTGTGGTGGACTTTGATATCGCTAACCTTGAAAACGGAAACCTCCGTCAGGGCATTCCACAGATGGTTCACGATAGCCAGAACCATGCTGTGCATATTGAAGCCCATATCCCGATGATTGCCGAGATCATCGAAGCCCATCGTCAGCAACAGATGGCCGATGAGCAGGCAATGCAAATCCTCCGCCCCGCCGCAGACCATGTGACCGAACACCTTGTCTTCTTCTCTAACAATAGCTATCGGGCACAGGAAGTTCGCGAACTCAAGCGCCAACTCCAAAACCTCACCGCTTACATCGATGAGCTAGAGCAACAGGTCATCAACCGCATGATGGCCCAACAGAGCCAAGCACAAGAACAGGCTATGCAAGCTGGGCAACAGCCACAGGGACAGATTGATCCCAAGATGGAGATGGAAATGCAAAAAGCGCAACTCAAGTTGGCAGAAATGCAGGAAAAACGCATGATGAACCAAGAAACCCATCAGCAGAAGATGGAGACTATTCGTCAGCAGATGGCTCTTAATGATCTTAAAACCCGTAGTTCTATTCTTGAAAAAACGGCAAGGCCCGCAGGCCGACCCCCGATGGCCGCACAAACAGCTTAATTTTTAATATATTTATACTAGACAAAGTTAGAATCTGAGTATAGTTAGACTTTATTAATGGATTGGACAGATCAGGATGCCCGCGAATGGGCTAAAACATGGGCGATGCCCCATATGCAGAAGGGGCTTAAATTTATCTCCAAACGGGTGCGCCCGAAACGGAGCAGTAGCCCTGTGGCGCAAGGGTTCGATCTGTCGCCAGTGTTCATTAAGAGCGCGGGTTTTTATGAGGGCAGTCAAGAGGTTATGGATCTCATTGAAACTTTGGGTTATGGACAGGTAAATAAACCCAAATTTGACTTGCCAGAACCCTTCTCTCATATAACTTCAGAAGAAACCAACTAATATAACTTATGGCTAATATACTCAACTCTGCCCTTACGGGTGACGCAGACTTCGCTGGAACCATTTTTGGAGGGGCCAACGCCGAACCATCCCCTGAAGTTCAACCCAATGAAACGCCAGCACCTGAAACCCAACAAGAAGAGCCTAAACCCGCAGCCGAAACCCCGAAAGAGGAAACTCCCAAAGCGGAGAAAAAAGCTCCCATTAAGGCGGAGCCCAAGGCCAAGGCAACCAAGGAAGAGGTAGAGAAGAAGGTTGCAGATATTACCAAGGAAGTGTCTTCGGAGAACACTACAGAGAAATCAAATGAAAATACATCAGATGATGATCTCCCGCTGAACCCCCACTTTTCCGACAAGCCTGTTTCAGATAAACCCGAAGGTGACGATTCCGAGAAGGGGGTCTCAAGCTGGAAAGAGATCAAAAGCGAAATGAAAAAAGCCCGCGAGGAGCGGGATCGCTTGAAGGCCGAATTGGACGCCACCAAAGAGAAGGTGGGTAAATATGAGGGCGAAACAGTAAAAACCCTTCAAGAAGAGCTTGAGTCTACTAAAACCCGCCTTGCCGAGCTTAATCGCGAATTAAAGGTCGCAAACTATCAGCGAACCCCAGAATACATTCAGAACATTACAAAGCCTCTGGAGGGCCTTCAGGGCGATTTGCGGGCCATTGCAGAAGCCAATGACGCCGACTTCTCTAAGCTTTGGCAAGCCATCACCGAGCCCGATGCCCGTAAGCGTATCGACTCCTTGGAAGACCTGACCAGTGACTTTAAGCGCATGGAGCAGTTATCCATCGTCAAGATGGCCGATAAATACCATGATTTGGCTCAATACAATCAACGGTTCCAACAGGAAGCCGAATCCCTCTCCGAAGCAGAGAATGCCCGAAAGGCCCAATCTGAACAGGAGTTTATTGAGAACGACCAAAGGCTCCAGAAAGCATTCACGGCCAAAACGTGGACAAATCTGGAAGACCGCTACAATTTCCTTCAAGAAATCGATGGGCAGGATGAGTGGAATGGAAGTATCCGTAGCGCCAAGAAAAACGCCGCAGAGACCAATCTGGATCGCTTGAGCGTCGAAGACCGAAGCGCCATCCTAGCGCGGGCTGCTGTTGTCCCCTTCCTTGAAAGCGCCATCAACCACTATTCTGCCCAATTGCAGAAGGTTAGCGAGACCAAGGACGCCGAAATCAAAGAACTTAAAACCCAACTGGAAGGACTGGTTGGGGCCACTCCGAGTCTTGGTAAGGCTACCGAAACGGATGCCAACGAAGAAGACGAAGATGTGGATAGCTTGATGAATTTCGGAAAATCTATATTCCGTTAAAATTCTGCTATTGACAATCTAGCGGTCTCGTAGTAAAAGCATTGCAGACTTAAATCTGAATTGGTCACAGATGCCTTGTTAGCTGGCTCAGTGCTTTCTAAATTAATCTTCCGTTAACTCTCTGCTGGCGGGGCAGAAACAAAACGATTACGGCATAATGCCGCAATCAAAAAAAACTATTAACCTTAATTAGAAAGAAATAAAATTATGTCAGCACAAGTTGCTACTTCATGCGAGGCCATATCCGACCAATTCCAACGTGAAACGGGCAGGATCGCTCTTGGTACACATCGCTTGGGTCTTTATAAAGATCCCTATATGCGTTTCGTAACGCAATCCGCTTTCCCCGACAACATGGGAGCGGTCATCACCAACACCATCGCCCAGCGCACTGTTGCCGTTGGTAGCGGTTGGGAAGATGTCGGCGTCACTGGCGTTGATGGCGAAGCCAACTCCTGCTTGGCCCCCGTCAAAACCGTTGGCTATGCCTTCGATCAGAAAACCTTCAAACTCCGCCATCAGGCGATTGAGTCGAACTGGATCTGCTTGGAAGACGTTCGTACTTCGGCGTTCCCGATTGATGATGTCAACAACTACATCAAGATCCTTGCCGACAACGTTAACAAAGAGTGGGTCGAGCGTTATGACAACGACTACTACGCAGCCGTGACGAAAGTCTCTGTGGAACCTGGCCTTGCCGAGTCCACGGGATCGACTTTTGGTTCGCTGCCGAACCCGACCTCCGTCCTCACGGTTGGCGTCCTTCGCGAACTCTATGATCGTCTCTACCAGAACAACGCTGGTGATGACGGTGATGCGGTGACCGATGACGGCTCGCCTGTGTTCAACGTGTTTGCCGAACGCGCCACGATTGAGAACCTGATCAAACTCAACGAAGATGTCCGTCAGGATATCCGCTGGAGTGATCGCGTTAATGATCTGCTTGGTGCCAACGGCTCCTCGCTCCTGCCCCGTAAGGCTTACGGTGGATTTGTGTTCCATAGCCGCCCGTTCCCGAAGCGTTTCAACGACAACGGTTCTGGTGGTTATACCGAAGTTGCTCCCTATGTCTCCACGACTGGCGCGACCAAGGGCACGAAGTTTATCATCAACCCCGCCTACAAGGCTGCGAAATACACCTCCACGGTTGTTTTCCATCCGAAGGCCGTTGAGTGGCTGGTTCCGAATCCTAACCTGAAAGTTGGAAAACTCGTTTACGATGCCCAAAACTATCGTGGCGATTTCCGCTGGATCAACGAGTTCGACCGCAATTGTAACCCTGACAAAAACAGTGGTTACTGGCGGGCGAAGATGGCGTGTGCCGCGAAACAGGTGTTCCCTGAATTCGGTTATTACATCCTCCACTTGCGCTGCAACCTTGCGGCTGATTTGGTGGCATGTCCTAGCGCGTCAGGTTACGGCTACCTCGCGTAATTAGTTAGTCTCTATTCATCAAGGCTTGCCTTGGAGTAAAATCTAAGGCAAGCTCTATGAGGAGAGAATAACTATTATGAAACTAACTATACCGAATGATTATACCCTGCCTGAAGATGTTGCTGATGGCGACACCTTTGAAGAGCTTGTGACCTTCCGTGTTGACGGAGATTCGCTGGTTCCCACCATGTTGGCTGGCGTCGAGATTGCGGCTGAAGAGGCCGAAGACGAAGACGAGATGGAGGATGAGGCTGCTGACGAAATGGAAGCCGCCGCTCCTATGGCTGGCATGGGTGAGCGTATCATGGGCATGGCTTAAAGGACGGAGACCATAGGCTATGGCTCTCCCTACTTTAGATGCGGTGTTTGCTTCGGCGGCGGATCAGCCCCGAAGGATGATGCTTGCCCAGTGGCTGGTTAATGTTCAGTATTCGGGATCGGTCGCGGATTACTATACCCTCCCAGAGCAGTATTTGTGGGCCAAGATTGCGGTAGCCGAAGGCGCGCCCAAAAGCGAGGCAGATTACATATCCCTTCCCAAACAATATGTCTGGAAAGCTATCTATGATGTTGTTTCGGGGTCGAGCGCGGGCACTACGGACTGGAGTGAGAAACAAGCTTTGGGACATATTGCCGCCGCCTATCGCGGTGACACGGCCAATCCCGCAAACCTAGCCACCTATATTGACTGGCCTTGGCGCTATCAGGTTGCGTCCATTATTACAAACACCGCCATTGACACTAACGCTCAAGCATTTATTACAACAAGCGGTGCTACCGATGTTAAAGGGATTGATCAATTTGTCAAAGAAGTAAAACTATTAGGCTTGTGGGATTCCATGGTTTCTTGGCCCCTCCGCAGCAGCCAGAACGCAGGAATAGGCACCACGGCGTATTCGCTGGGTGGGTTGGGGACATTTAATGGGACGCTGGTCAATGGGCCTGTTTGGACAGCGGGTGGTTTGGTCACAGATGCGACTAATGAGCATGTGGCGCTGCCCGATGCTACCAGCTTGCGTAATACACGCAGTGCAATGTTTGCATTTAAGCCAGATGACAATTCTTATAATCAAGAGTTGATAGAAATTCAGGGATTGAACACCAGTCGTTACGCAAGTTTTGCTTTTGACGGGCAAGACTTCTTCGGGGTTACACGGGGCCACAAGCTAAACACTTGGAGAAATGGGGCCTTGTCTCAAAATCAAAACGGATCAAGACTGCTAAGTCTTGGCACATTTAGAACGGGCGCATACACGGCAGACAATACAAGCGATAACGTATTTGACAACGGGACATTAGCAGCGGGCGGCACGCGAACGGGTCTATCGGCACTAAATCCATCAGGGGATTTAGCGTATAGGCACGTGTTTGGCTTATCACTGGCCATGACGGGCGCGTTTGCCATGACCAGCACGGCCACTTGGACAAACTCGCAAGTCGCTGCCCTGCACACCCTCTACAAACAAACCCTCGGCATGGGACTAGGACTACCATGAGCGTAGAAGACATACCAAGACGCAGAGGGATGGAGCGAGGAGTAAAGCTCACGATGAGCGAGTTGATTGCAGGCATTGCCCTAATGGTTACCCTGTTTTCGGCCCTCAATGGTTGGATTGTCTTGCCCGAACAAATGCGGTCTATCCAAGCTAATGATGCTAAACAAGATGCGCGGATTGAAATGATTAATAAGGAAAACCAAGAGAGGTCCGAGACCCTAGCCCGCATTGATGAGCGCACAAAAAGAATCGAAGATTACTTGAAATCCAAAGGATTCTAGTCTAGCTTTAAATATATGAAATCATTCTTTGCCACCCTTCTGGGTATTCCTTCCAAAATCTGGAGTTTCTACGCACCTATCCTTAAAGAATTGTTTGTGGATGCGGCGTCCAGCCTCCTACCTCTCGCCTTGGACATTGTCCGCGAGTTGGCCGACACTAGCAAAACTGGCGCACAAAAGCGCGAGGCCGCTGTCAAAAAGCTCACCAGCGCAGCCATCCGTAATGGGATTGATGCCTCCGAATCTTTGATTCGTTTTACTATTGAATCGGCTGTCCAACGTGTCAAAATCGAACAATGAAAGACAAACTTCTAGCATTCTTGGTCAGTAAGGCGGGCGGTGTTCTTACCCCTCTCATCGCCATGGCGGTAGCCGCTATTGTCTCCCGTCTTGCCATGGTTGATCCTAAATTGGCCGAATCCGTCGATCAGGTCAGCCTCACAGGCTTCATTGTTGCCCTCCTCATCTCTATCGTTAACTACGTCACTAACGAAGTGAATGTCAGGGGGGTCAAAAAAATCCAAGCCTTGGTCAATACGGATGAGGATGGAGTGGCTGGACCTATTACCTTCACCGAAGTCCGCAGGGCTATTGAAGTCAAAAAGCCCGCAACCAAGCGTAAACGTAAGTGAAACCAATCAAAGATGAAGTCCTCAAAGCCATATTTACCAAAAAGCGCGAAGAAGATCGCAGAAGTTTCCTTGTCCGTTTATTCAG